TTTAACCGGGATATTTTAATCAACGAAACTGAAGCAATCACAAACTGCCGGAATTCCGTGGGTATCCTTTCGGATGAAACTATAGTTACACAGCATCCTTGGGTTGACGATCCGGAGAAAGAATTAGAACGTCTGGAAGAACAGAAAAAAGAAGTACAGAAGGAAATGCTGGCACAGTATAACCCGTTTGGTCAGCAACAGAACTTGGCAAACCAAAATCAATCAGAAAATGATAATGCGTAATAACACTGAATGTAGTATAATTTGGGTAAAATTATACGAAAAGGTGTGTGGTTTTAGATGCGTGGTGATGAGGAATTGCAAAAAATAGTTATTCAAATTTTAACAAGAAGTGTAACACGAAAAATGGGATTAGGGGTAACATTTGAAACAACTGATGACGAAGATGCTTTTTTTAGAGAACTTGTAAGGCAGACCATTGAATCAAAACTAAATCCTAATTTGTTTTATTTTGAGCCAATGTCAAATAAAAGTTTTTCAATTTATTACCGAAGTTATTATGTTGGTAAGGTTAAACTTAGAGGAAAAAATCAGTTTATACAAGTATTAGGGGTACGTGGGGCAATAAATAGTTTTACTATTTCATCTGCGGATGATTATCAAGAGTATTTACCCAAATGGGTAAAATACTTAAAATATTGTTTAAAATAATGCTTGACTTTTGTTGATACATATATTATGATTTATGTATCAACAAAAGAAAGGAAGTGATAATTTGTCACCAAGGACAGGCAGACCGACAAATGAACCAAGAAAGAATTGGCAAGGGTTGAGGTTGTCTGATAACGATGTTAAAAAATTGGAAATATGCATACAAAAAACAGGCATGACCAAAACAGACATTATCAGAAAAGGTATTGATTTGGTTTATCAGGAAGTAACAAAAAAATAAGAGCAACCGCCACCCTGAGTAAGTACGGTTACTCTTAAAAATCAAGCACACCGAAGTGCTGATATAGCAATTATATCTTCTTTCGGTGTGGAAATCAAGGCAAATCGAAAGGAGATTTTTATTATGCAGGAAGCAATTATTGAAATGTTGGAAAAGGCAGACACAAGGAAAATCAGGCTGATTTATTTTTATGTCAAAGCATTGATAGGGGGGTGTTGCAAATGACTAACAATCTACAGATTTTTGACAATGAGGAATTTGGCAGTATCCGAACAATGGCTATTGATGGCGAACCGTGGTTCGTAGGTAAGGATGTTGCTACAGCGCTGGGATATAGTAACCATAGAGATGCGCTTTATAAGCACGTTGACAGCGAGGATAAAGGGGTGTCGCGAATTGCGACCCCCTCTGGAGAGCAGGAAATGATCATCATCAACGAATCCGGTTTATACAGCTTGATACTTTCTAGTAAATTGCCATCAGCCAAGAAATTTAAACGCTGGGTGACAAGTGAAGTCCTTCCAGCAATACGGAAAAGCGGTTCATATAGCATAACACCGCAAAGGGAACTGACAAAGGACGATTACATCAAAGCGGCATCTATGGTGTCAAGTTGCAAGAATGAGCGGCTGTCTTATGTATTGGGTTTCTTAAAGCAGGCAGGGTTTAAGATACCGGAAGTAGAACAGGCGCAGAAGCAGTTAGGGCAGAATGATGAAGTAGATGTGGAATTACTAAGTAACATGATTAATCGTAGTTCAATGTCTCTCAATAAATTGAGCGAACTGACGAACATATGTAAGGCATCATTGAGCTATTACAAGAACCGAAAATGTAAGCCGTCACCAGAAAGGTATGCAGTTCTCATTCAGGTATTAAGTTGATATTCATAGAGAAAGCACCGTCAAATAGGCGGTGTTTTTCTTTTACAAATTTTTAGAAAGGCGGTGTACCTGATTAAGAATAGCGATTACTGGAAACTCAGGTTTGAGCAGCTTGAAGCGGCGCAAAACAGGAAAGGGATGGAAGCCTATGCTGAAATAGAGAAACAGTACAGACGGGCGCAGAAGGAAATAGAGGCCAGGATTGACGCATGGTACAGGCGCTTTGCAGATAACAACGGTGTTTCAATGGCGGAGGCCCGTCGGATGCTCACTGGCAGAGAACTGGCGGAGCTTAAATGGGATATAAATGATTACATCAAATACGGCAGGGAAAACGTTGTCAATCAGAATTGGATGAAGGAACTAGAGAATGCTTCCGCCCGATTCCATATTTCCCGTCTGGAGGCGCTGAAGCTGCAGACACAGCAAAGCCTGGAAGTGATGTTTGGTAACCAGCTGGACGGAATGGACGAGGCAATGAAGCGCATTTATCTGGATGGCTATTACCATACGGCATATGAGCTGCAGAATGGGTTCGGGATAGGCTGGGATATTGCGGGGCTGGACCAGACGCAAATAGAAAAAATTATCAGTAAACCGTGGGCGGTGGACGGGAAAAACTTTTCTGAAAGGCTTTGGGAGAGCAAAGAAAAACTGATTGCCGAAGCCCACAAGGAACTTACACAGAATATCATGCTGGGGCAAGACCCGCAAAAGGCTATTGATGCCATTGCCCGGAAGATGAATGTATCCAAAAACAACGCCGGGCGGCTTGTGATGACGGAAGAAGCCTATTTTTCCAGCGCGGCGCAAAAGGACGCTTTCAATGAATTAGGGGTTGAGCAGTTTGAGATTGTCGCAACGCTGGATTCCCATACCTCTGAAATCTGTCGCTCCATGGATGGGAAGCGTTACCCCATGAAGGATTTTGAACCGGGCGTTACTGCCCCGCCCTTTCATCCGTGGTGCAGATCAACCACTGTTCCGGCCTTTGATGACGATTTCGGGCAGATCGGGGAACGGGTGACAAGAGATGAAGAAACGGGCAAGACTTATTATATTCCTGACGATATGAACTATCAGGAATGGAAGAAAACCTTTGTTGATGGCGGTGATAAGTCCAAATTTAATTTTTTTATGAAGGATGGGACGGCTCACTGGACAAGGAAAGGAAAGCTTGGTAAAATAAAACCAGATATAAAACTTGGGGAACTTGAAATGGCGTATGGAAAGAAACACAGTAAAAAGATTTCCGGGTTTTTGTCCAATTCACCAGAAGCAGTACAGAGGGTATGGAATGATTGTGCAGATGATTTTCATTGTCTGGAGCCAAGATACAGGGGAGTACAGGCGTTTTATTCTCCATCCCGGGATGGGGTGAAACTTAACATTTCATCTGCTGGAAAAGGATCTGAATACCAAACTCCTTACCAGGTAGTTTTTCATGAATATGGGCATCATGCCGATTATATCCTTAACCGTAAATATGGTGATGGCAATCGGATGAAAGCTTTTTCAGAAACATATCGGAATGGAATTTTGGGTAAGACTTTAAAAGAAGAGGCGAAACAGGCCATTGAAGAGTTTGCAAAAAAGAATAGCATTCTGGAAAAGGAAAAAGCGGAACAGGAATTCTGCAATTACATAAAAAAGAAATTGAGTTTGATACAGAGGGCAGATATTTCAGATATGTTTGAGCCTGTTATGAAATGTGCTTATCCATTTGGCATAGGGCATGGGACATCTTACTGGAATAACCGTGATAATGGAAAAGAAGGGTTTGCTGAAATGTACAGTGCTGTAGTGAATAATCCTGAATCATTAGAACAGATAAAACGTTTCTTTCCTAAATCCTATAAGATTTTTTTGAAAATGCTGGAGGTAGTACAATGAGTAAAATTGATATAGCTCTTGACAGGTATTATGAGAAGTTTGGAGAAAACTATCCATTGTGTATCAGTGAAACGAGGACAGCAGATGAAATTATTGCTGATATTGAGTTGTGTATTGATACTGGAAATAAGGCAGAAGAACCTCTGTATGAGGATGATGCCGATTATTGAAAGGGGAGGTGTATAATGGACAGGGTAATAAAGACAATCCCTGCAACGGACGGGGAATTGTATGTGATATCAGCGGGGGAAAGGCTTCCGCTGGCGGCTTTTAACGGGAAGGTGGAGATAACGGAAAGAACAAAGCTTATCCCTATTCTGGGGACAGTCCAGAAAGGCACGAAAAGGATATTTGCATCATTCATTGTATGCGGAAATCTGGAATACCACTGGCGCATTGAGGATGATTTCATCCACAGTGGTAAGGTATATGAAGCGGTTGCGTATGTCAACGGCGAGAAGATTCATTTTGCCGGGTTAAGGTTTGAGGATTCCAATCCGGTAAATAATGTGCTTGTGTTTGAGATTACAGACTTGGCTTTGATACAGAAATTCATAGGATAGTGAAAGGCGCTCTTTTATGGGTGCTTTTTTCATGCCAATTTTTAAGAAAGGGGGGATGATGATTCGTATAGCTTCCAACTATGGATTAAATAGCAAGATTTAGTGAAAGGATGAAAAGAGGATGAAGAAAGAAGAATTTACTGCCCTCGGAATTAGTGAGGAGCTGGCTGCCAAAGCGGAAGCAGCTTCCCTGAAAGAGTTGGGCAGCTATGTCGAAAAGTCAAAGCATGATGAAGTTGTCGAGGAAAACAAAACCCTGAAAACACAGGTGGCAGACCGGGACAAACAGCTTGAAATTCTGAAAGCGTCTGCTGGTGACAATGAGGAACTCAAAAAGCAGATCGAAACCATGAAGCAGCAGAACGCAGATCAGGAAAAGGCGCACAAAGCAGAAATGGCGCAGCTCAGGCTTGACAACGCTATTGATGCAGCCCTGACTGCTGCCGGGGCAAAGAACGGTAAAGCGGTGAAAGCCCTGATAGATGTTTCTAAAGTGAAACTGGGAGAGGATGGGAAGTTGACGGGATGGGATGACCAGATCAAGGCAGTGCAGAAGTCAGATGGTTATTTGTTCAACCTGCAGAAGAACAATTTCAGAGGCTTCCAGCCTGGGGCTTCGGGGGACGAAAAACCCGGAACAAAGGTTGATATGTCCAAAATGACCTATGAGGAATTAGCAGCATATATCGAGGCAAATCCAGATACGGAATAATTCTGGCAACCAACAATTTTAGAAAGGAAGAATGAAAATGGCACATTTTGATGCAAAGACTTTTAATGAAAAAGCGTTTGGGCGGTATATGTCCGCTGTCCCTAACGTGAAGCTGAACAAGTTAAGGGAGAGCAAGGCTATTGTTCCCGATAAGCGTTTGCGCGACACGTTCGTTACTAATTCGCAGACCGGGACAGTTTACGCCGTGCTGCCCTATTTCGGGCTGATCGGGGGCGATTCCCAGAACTATGACGGGGAAACCAATCTTACCACACAGAATACGGACACCTATGAACAGGGCGTTTTCACTTATGGGCGTATGAACGGCTGGACGGAAGCCGATTTCTCCTATGATGTGACCGGGGGCGTGGACTTTATGGCGAACGTCCGCAACCAGATCAATGAATACTGGAATGGGCAGGATCAGGATGTGATTCTTGCCATTCTGGAAGGTATTTTTGCCATGAGCGCAACGGGTACAGGGAAAGTCAAGACCGCCAATGCGGAATTTGTGGAGAAGCACACATACGATATTTCCCGCTCTGAAGAAGATGCTGCAACCACGGAAGATATGTGTGTAGGCGCAACGTCCCTGAATGTGGCGATTCAGAAGGCTTGCGGGGATCACAAGTATAAGTTTTCCATGGTGATCTGCCATTCCACGGTAGCGACTAACCTTGAAAACCTGAAACTTCTGGCATACCTGAAATATACGGATGCGGAAGGGATTGAGCGTGATCTTGGCATGGGAACATGGAACGGGCGGCTGGTCCTCATTGATGATTCCATGCCTGTAGAAGTGAAGAACGTTGGGGAGAATGGCGGCGAGATTTCCATTTATACAACCTATGTTCTGGGCGAAGGCGCGATTGGGTTTGAACCTGTCGGGGCGAAGGTTCCCTATGAGATGGTTCGTGATGCAAAGACCCGAGGCGGCGAAGATACCCTGATTTCCCGCAAGCGTAACGCCGTTTCCGTGGCTGGTATTTCCTACCTGAAAAAGAAGCAGAAAACCAACAGCCCCACCAATGCGGAAATGAAAGACGGGCTGAACTGGTCGCTGGTTAGCAGCACGAAGGAAGAACCGATCTCCCACAAGGCGGTTCCGATTGCCCGCATTAAGTCGAGGGGATGAAGAAAAGGCGGTGATTTGAGGTGTTGGAACAGGCAAAACAGCGGTTGCAGTCGTTCGGGTATGAAATGAAGGACGGGGACGAGGGTATTCTTTTGTTCGCCGTCCAGAAGGTTGAAAATACCGTGAAAAATGATTGCAACGTGCC